CATGAATATGGTGGGGCAATTGTAGATTATCGTGGTGCTGCAGCTGGTATCGTAGCATAAGGATAATTCCTTAATGGCGATGGTGTGGAGTGGGTTTACTGCTTTCTCCTACTCCACACACAGCTGTTAATTTTTTAATGATTAATATTAAGGAGGATTCAAATGAAGATTACCCGTTTTAATAATATTGTAGCTCAAAAACGCGGAACAACTCTCACCAAAGCCGCTGCATATGAACTCACCGAAGATAACATTCTTCAAGATGGCAATTTTTTGATCAAGGTAAATAGCAGCGCTAAGCTTACTCTACCTGCAGCGTCAGATGATCTTCATGGTGTATCGTTACTTATAACGACCACATCACAAGGTCAAGTATATGTTGCCGCTGGTTTTGGCGGTGGTGGTGCGGCCTATGATACAGTTACTATTGGCAATTACGAAACCATTGAATTCTATTGTGATGGTTCGTATTGGTATGCTATTACATCTGACATAGAGAGCACTGGCTCATCGTCAAGTTCAAGTTCAAGTTCTTCGAGTTCAAGTAGCTCAAGTTCTGAATCTAGTTAATGGATTATAAAAAAAAGGAGAATAGCTTATGACAGCTCCCGCTTATAAATGTCCATTTAAGAACAACGCAGCCGCAGGGATTACATGCGAAGGTATTGCATGCGGTCTTTACAATGCTGAACTTGAAGATTGTAACTTTTGTATCAATGAACGAAGAAAAGTTAATCAAGGTGCATCGAACGATCACTTGAAAGACGCTGGTAATCAATACAGTTCGAGTTCAAGTTCATCGAGTTCGAGTTCAAGTTCATCGAGTTCGAGTTCAAGTTCATCTAGCGAAAGTAGCTGAGGTATTTAAATGGCTGATAATTTGCAAAAATATTTGAAGCACTTAGATAATATGCTTCAGGACAATGCACAAAAATTAGAGCCTGATGACAAGTCGAGAACCTTGTCTCAGGCTGTTCTTTTGTATAGCAAAGATAAGCCGTATTTAAAACTAAAAGAAGAAGATGGCGATGGTGCTACCTATGATTTTAGTTTACCTAGTGATTGGATTGAAGGCTTTTCTTACATTGACGGTGAAATAGAATACCCATCTGATTACGCACAGTCTGTATATTACGTTGATGATACAACGTGGCGATTCTATTCTAAAATTGTATCAACATTGAAGACAACGTATATACGATTCATCACATTCATTCCGGCAAGTGGAAAGTCTTTGCGATACACATATGCATGTCCGCATACATTAAATAAAGAGACATGCACAATATTTGAAATTGATTTTGAGGCTGTCACATCATTGGCAGCCGCACTTTGCTTTTGGGCTCTAGCAGCTAAATTCGCGCAAACGTCTGATTCGTCCATCGAAGCTGATGTCGTTGATTATCAACGGATTAGTGATATGTATACTGAATTAGCCAAAAACAAGATGGCTTATTACAATACATTGATGGGTAAAGGATCAGGCAAAGAAGGTGATTCACTTGCAGCAGCGAATGCAGGGGTGTCAGTTAAGGATTTCGATATGACCATGACAGGTGGTGACGATTTCTTAGGACATCCAAGTGATACACATTAACCCCCAAAGGTAAAGGTATGTTTAAGGCGGAGATATTGAAAGAGTAAACAATCATTACGCCCTTTCTCTATCTCTGCATACCAAAGGAGATAGAGATGTCACTTACCACAATTCGTTCTAAAATCAAGACTTACATTCAATCGGCTACCAGCTTGAATAAAACTGTTTATGATTATAAACGGCTTGCAGCGCATCTCTCTACAAAAATAGACACATTCAAAGAGAATGGAATCATACACACATGGGACGTTTCAAGAGTTGGATTTGAACGTGAACATCAGGCAGGGCATGGCGGTGTAGTTATCATTACACATGAATTCCTCATCAGAGGATATTACGGGTTAAATGATACACTTGCATCTGAAAAAACTTTTAATGATACCATTGACCTCGTTTGTAATAAGTTTGAAGACAATCCAAAACTTGAAGGTGAGGCACAGATCGTCCAGCCGGTTATAACAGGAGTTGTTATGGAAGATTCTCTTGTCGGTGTATTGTGCCATAAGGCTGAAATAACATTATTTGTTCAACAACGAAGAACGTTTTAGGAGGCAAACATGGTTGATTCATTGGTAAAAAGAATAGCGCAAGTCGCTACTAAAATCGAATCCGTAGCGGGAACTGCTGAAACATTGACGGCAAGTGAAGCTACGGTGTTGGCATATGAGCCATCAATGACACCGGAAAATGAACAGTTCAAAAGAAATCCGGTTTATAAACACATGTCACGATTGAACTCTGAACCGGGTGCGAGAAAGAATTCATTCTCATTCAAGGCAGAATTAATGTCACCGGCTAAAGCGGGACTTGGTGTTGCAATTCCTTTGTCAGCTCCATTAGCGGCATGTGGATTCACTGAATCATTAAGCGCGGGAACATCAAATATCTATACACCGAAATCAAGTTCATTTGAGACGATCACTCTTGCTCATTACATCGACGGATATAGACATGTCATGGCTGGTGCAGCCGGTAACGTCAAGTTTCAAATGAAAGTCGGTGAACCGATATTTTGTGAATTTGCTTTTCAAGGCAAATATAATACACATGATGATACTGCTTTGCTCTCACCGACATATCCGGCACTTGTGCCATATATGTTCATGGGCGCATCTATCACTATCCTTGGTGATACACTTACCATTGATAACCTTGAAATCGATATGCAGAATGAAGTCGTGATTTCACCTTTGCCGTCAGACCCATCGGGGATTGATTACGCGAAAATCGTAGGACGGGATCCTATAATGACGTTTGACCCTGAATTAGTTCTTGCGGCTGATCACGACTTCTTAACAAAATTACAATCGCGTGACACAGCGGCGGTCACAATAATGGTTAATAGTTCAGAAGGTAGTCTTGCTTTTTCAATTCCTGCGGTTCGTTACACAGGATTAACACCTGGCGATAGGTCTGGTCTTGCAACATATAACGCAACGTGCGAGATATGTTCGTCCGATATATCAACGGGTAATGATGAAATGACAATCACTATGGCGGTATCGAGTTCAAGTTCGAGTTCGTCATCATCAAGTTCAAGTGGGTAATATGGGATTAAAGATACAAACTACTATAAAGTGGGAAGATTTTGTGCCTGACTTTTCAGCGAAAGTAGCTGACTCAGTTATGCGAGAAATTGCGGGAAAGCAGGCACAAGATGTTCAACGTATGATTCGCACGAAAGAAGATTTCACTGGTGCACCATTACAAGATCTTTCTATCCATACGTTGCTAGAAAAAGATAAACACATGGACGACCCGCTACAATATACAGGGAAGTTCGTGAGAAGTGTTACAACAAAGAAACAAAAAAATGGACAATATGTTGTCTACGCAAAAGGCTCTCGACCATCAACAAGATATAAAGGAAAGAACAAAGGCATACGAAACGTTAAGAAAGCTAAAGGCAAAACAATATCGAATGATAACCTGATGGACATTCATGCAAATCGTGGTGCAGGAACATCAAGAATCGTTCGTGATGTTATGGGTGTCAGCGCAAGAATGATTGCATATACAGATAGAAGAATAGCACAGTTTATAAAGACTCAAATACAAAAATATATATCATCGGGCAAATCAGCACCAAAAAAATTAACGTATTAAAAGGAGGATAACATGATTGACCCTATCGCTATCGGGGAAACAAAAGAGTTTATTTGTAAAGCAGAGTTAGAAGTAGTGGCAGTTGAAGAAGTAAAAGATGAAAATGGTGATGTAATTATAGGTGCAATAGCAGCGCGAGAGGCATCTATAGATCCAACAGTATGGATTATCGGCGCTATTGACTCAATTGAAAAAGCACACATTATGAATAAGATGAACCTTGACGGTAAAGCAGAAGTGACCGCAAGTAATACGACATCTATGTTAATCGAAGCAGTTCGGTATGGTTTAAAAGGATTCAAGAATTTCGGCACACTCAAGTTTATAACAGAAACAGTTAAGTTCATGGATAAAGAACGTGAAATCGTTCACGAAGATATTATCCGTGCAATACCAATTAACATTCTTACTGAGATCGCTATGCAGATTTGGGGAGAGAATTTAGTAGATGAGGAAGCCGAAAAAAACTAATATTGGCGGTTGAGTTATCTAAATTGAATCTCAACTGTCATGATTGTGGAGACATTGACAAATTATATCGTGGTTGTAATGGTGGAGGGAAGTTAGCATTTCAGTATGAAGGTAAAGCTATTGACTTTTGCCCGGTAAAACTTATTACAACAGAAACAAAAGGATAT